TTACATCTCTTCGAATATGTTCTGCTTTAGTATCTGTATTAACGTTTTGTACATCAGACAAAGCTTCTGCATCTGACATATACTCCTGTCCAGTTTCTATATTAGTTAAAGTTACCTCACATTTAGGGGTAATAACTGTAACACTTTTACCGTTAATTATCTCTTGTCTTTTACTTGCTTCTGTTTCTATAAATGGCATTATTTATCCTCTCTGTTAATTTCTAATATTGATGACACTACAAACAATCTATTTGCGTCTGCAGCGGTTACTTGTAATACTTCATCTTCTAACATAATTAAAGGTTCTGTTAATAATTGTTTACTTTCATTAGCTCCAATTGCTTCTACATTAAATAAAGTAAATTTAGCAGCACTTGCTGCTGGATCACCAGCAAACAAATCTACAGTAATTGTAGTAGCACTTCCATTATCACTACTAACTAAAATAGATTTTACAATAGCTCTAGAGTTTGAAGGCACAGTATAAAAAGTTGTAGCTGTGGCAGCTGTTAAATCTTTTTTAGCGTTTAAATATATATTTGCCATGTTATCCTAATCCAAACCAAGTATATCGTTCAGCATCTTCTTTTAATTGTGTCAAAAATGTAGAGTTTAATTGTTCTACAATAGAATTAAAACTTCTATTTATTTGTCTTTGATTATCTTCACTATATTCTTTTTTAGGTTCAGGTAATCTTACTACAATTCTTGTCATTATCTTTTTCCATCTGGTTGTAAATCAATTAAGAATGTTCCAAATCTCCATTTTTCTCCAACTCCGGTATTTTCTATTTTTAAACTTGCATATCTTCCTCTTGCTCTAGTGTCTTCTTTAGTTGTCGAAGATGTAATTGTAAAAGGACTTAATGCACTTTCTTCTATACTAGAAGAAGGGTAATCTTTTAAACCTATTGTAACATTTGCATTTCCTGTCAATGTTTTAAAATCTGGTACAAATCTTCTCATTGCTAAAAATGTTTCGGGTTGTTCTTGTTGTAAAGCAATATCATAAGATTGTAAAGAAGATGTTAAAGCTGTAGTGGATCCATCGGGATTAATTTGATCGGTCCCCGTTTCTTGTTCAAATAATACAGTTTGCCCTAAACCATTTACTCCAATTACAGCTGGAAAAGTACCTTCGGTACTAGTGTTAAAACTAGAAGAGTAAGGTTTTGGATAAATTAAAGCATCAATCCAAGCCGTTCTAATTGAATTAGTGTTAACGCCTGTGTACCAATTACCCATTGGAACTGATTGAGATTCACCATAGTTAAATACAACATATCTATCATTAAAATTTGAATTTGTAGTGGGATACCACCAACTGACTTCTGTATATAAATTATTTATTCCTGCACAAATTTGTTGACCTTTAGTTGTATCACAATCATCAAAAACATAATCTTCAACAGAACATGCTAATGAGTTAACTGTACCATCAAAAGAAAAGAAACCATTATTAGACATCCAATAAGCAACTCCGTCAATTTCAACCGCTGCATTCTTACCAATCAATCCACAGTTAGTACCAACTTGTTCAAATCCAAATGTAAAAGGTGCTCCAACAAATTTCATTGTGTATAAAGCATTATCTGTCCAGACTAAAATATTTTCTTTGGCAACAATACTACCTACAATTTTAGTACCATCTTGTAATCTCTGTGAACCCGCAGTATTCGTTGCTTTAATTGCATAAAAATTAATTGCTTCTTGGTCCGCGAACCTTACAAACATATCATCTTGAGTTGTAGGATCTCCTATTACATCTTCCGTTCCAAAATGAATTAAGTGTCTAGTTGTTGGAGAAATTAAAGTTAAGCGACTTGCTGTTGGATTACCCTCTCCTGTGCTGATAGCTGTTTCAAATCCTGATGTAGTTGTGGATGCACGAGTTGTAAATTTTGCTGCAATACCTGAGTTCCATGTAAATGTTTTACCATTTGAAATAGTTGCAACAAGTACTTGACCAAAATTACTCAATGACCATAGACCTGATTCTAGAGTAACAGTAGAAGCTTCTACTGCTGAACCCCAACCCGAATAGTCTGATGAATCTGTTACAACTGCTCCAGAACTATGCGTCACAGCGGTTGTACCATTTGCTCCCCGTGTTGCTCCAGTAAATGTATTTGTGCCTTTCCCTGTGTAAGTAATTAACTCTGTTCCAATTGAAATTGTTCCTGCTGTTGGAAAACCTGTGTTAGAAGTAACTGGAATAGTAGTGACACTAGCATTTATTCCAGAAGATAAAGTGTTAGCTAATGCTCCTGAAACAGTTCCACCAAATTGTCCAATACCAAAACCATAACCATAAGTTTGTTGAGCAGGGCCTACACTTTGATAAGGTTCTACGATCATAGAACCTCCAGTGGACACTGCGCCACTTGCTTGATTTAAAGAATCTATAGTAAAAGTAGTATTAGTAGGAACTGTTAAAACTTGAAATAATTTATCTTCAAAATCAGAAGCAGAAAGTCCAGTTCCACTAGGTAATGTTACAGAGTTTAATAAAATTATATCTCCAACTTGTAGACCATGTGCAGAAGTAGTTGTGATTGTACAAGTTTTATTTGAAGTACTATTTGTGGCTAATGTTGAAGATGTAAAAGTAGTTTGAGTTCCAGCATTATTAGTACGGAAAGGTGTTATATCAAAAAGTTGTCCTTCAAAATATATAAGTAAAAATTTATCTGTGCCAATTGCAACGTAACGGTTACCTTCTAGATCAACAAAAGAATGCATTTTTCTAGATACACCTACAATTGTATCTAAAGTTAAGGAAGACCAACCTCCTACTTTTTCAGGAAGCCCGTATCTAAATCTTATGTTATCTGAATCTACCCAACGTCCAACTGCACCTACAGCTGTCTCTTGTTTATTTATACCGGGTAAAAATTTAATGGAAGTAAGAGCCATGATCCGTGCTCCTTACGCTGTGTTCGTTTTATACGCCCAGCCTCTTGTAGAATCTACAAAAACTAAAGTAATAGCTTGACCATTAGTACTTAATGTTAAATTACTTGTACCTGAATTGATAGGTTTATTGTTTCTGTTAATAATACAGTTGTTAGATCCAAAAGTTCCTCTAGCATCTATAATTGTAATTTCATCTCCTGTAGCTGGAGCAACAGGTAAAACTATTGTAATAGGGTTTGCAGTAGTGTTTGCTAAAATTTGATTGCCAGCAACTGTTGTGTATGATGAGTTAGAATCTGTAATTGTTACATAACCTTTTTCTATAAGAGTTGTAGTAGTTTGAGCTCCATCTGAAACACACATTAATGTTGATCCAGGAGGCACAGGTTGTGCTGTTCCACTAGTTGTTAAAACGTCTAGTGTTCTATTTGATGTTCCTCTAACAGTAGCATCTTCTACAAACCATAGTCTAGTAACTCCACTACCACTAGGCATTGTTAAAGTTCTATTAGCTGAAAGGGTCCCTGTTAATTTTAAAAATATGTTTTTACCATTAGACTCAGCACCATCAGTTAAGGCTAGTGTAATATTGGCTCCCGCCATATCTACGGATAAAACTCCTGATGACGATTGCTGTAAAATTTGTAAATTTGTATTAGTTATTGTTCCCCAAAGACCTGCTTTTTCTCCAGTACTAACAAGTTCTAATTTTAAATCTGATGAATAACTTGATGCCATAATTTCCTTAAACTGGATCTATTGGTGTCCATACCATTGTTGCTCCAGGTACTATATTTTCCCAGGTTATAACGTTAGGGCTATTTACACCAGCAACTAATTGATTGCCTGTAGGATTTACTAACGCTGTTCCAGTTATACTAACATTTCCTGTAGCAATGGTCAATGAATTTCCCGTAACATTTGTAGTAGCTCCTGCAGTAACAGTAATAGTTCCTGTGTTTAATGAAGTTGCATTACCAGTAACACTAAAGTTAGCATCTGCTGTAATAGATAAAGATCCAGTTCCGAGAATTACCTGAGATCCTACTGGATCTTCAACAATAGCATCAGCTGTAATTCCAGCGCTACCAATACTGATTGATAATGCATTGCCTATTACTTGAATATTTACGTTTTTATCATTAGCCGTTGAAAATGGTTCTTCAGCAAATGAAAAAAATCCAAAGAGCATGGGTTAATTTATTTTTAATTATACTGCTGTGTGGGCTTTGCCTGCAGTAATAGCTGCATTAACTGCAGTCATACTTTCAGTAGTCCAAAAATCTTTAGCAACCATGATCTCTAGGTGTTCAACATTTCTGTCAACACAATCTTGTTTTTCTGTTGCTGATTCATC